TCAAGTTTGAGATCGAGTTCGCCCCGGCGGATATCAACGAGTTCGCCGAGCAAGTTTTCCAGCACTACCAGCAGGGGTTTCTCAAGGGCGTTTCGGTTGGCTTCCAGTCGCAAAAGAGCGAGCGCATTGACGAGGTCAGCGAAGAAGAGCTCAAGCGCAAGAAGGCCAAGCCGGATCTGTGGCCGGGGAGGAAGTTTCTCAAGCAGGAGCTGCTCGAGCTCTCGGCCTGCCCGGTGGGCGCGAATCCCGAGGCGCTGATCACGAACAAGGCGCTCGAGGCGGAACCGACAGAGAACGAGCGCCGTGCGTTCGACGTGTGGCTTACCGACGCGCACGAGGACACGCAGAGCCTCGAGGCCTCCGCCACGGTCAAGGACGCGCTTGCGGACGCCTGCAAGGAAGAGATTCCGGAAGTTCAGGACGAAACCGAGAAGACTACCGAGGAGGCGACCGCGCCTACCCTCGGCGATGTGCTTACCGCGCTCACGCGCTGCGAGGCGAGGTTCGCGGATTTGGAAAAGAAGATCGATGGTCTCACGACCAAGACGGCACCACGGGAGCCGCTATCCGACGCGCAAGCTGATGACGCCGCCGCCGGCGAAGGCGCTAAAGACGCCGGCGATGACGTTGGGACCGCGGACGGTGACAGTGACTCTGATGTGGAGATCGTCGAGTGTAGTGACGACCTGATCGAGTTGGACCTTGGTGCCGAGGAAGACGCCGGTGCCGAGAAATCCCTGTACGAGAGCGTCTTCGAAAGTTAGCAACCCATAGCCTGAAAGGCTAGGAGAAACATGAAGTTCACCAAAGACGAGTTTGGACAACTGGTCACGGACGCCGTGGCCAAGGCTACTGCGCCGATGATCGAGGATAACGCGAAGATTCGCGAGCGCGTCACGGCGATCGAGAAAAACGGCAAGGCGCTGATTCCGCCGACTGCCGAGGATTCCGCCCAGCCTACGTTGCCGGGCACGGCGTGTGACCCGATGGAGAAGCTGTTTGAGCAGCGGATCCGTGAGGCGCAGAGCAAGTCGCCGTCGGACCTCCCGCCTCCCGACAAGTTCTCGATCATCCGGTTCCTCAAAGCGCAGGTTCAGCGCAACCCGGCGATCGCGCCTTACGAGTATCGCTGCATGCAGAAGACCGCGGAGAAGTTCGCGGGTCTGCAAGAGAAGGCGATCGCATGGGCGAGCGGCTCTGCCGGCGGATACTGGGTTGGCACAGAGTTTCTGCCCGAGGAGTTCATCGCCGTGTATCGTTCGGCGATGGTATGCCGTCAGGCCGGCATGCGCATCCTGCCGTGCACCGGCGCCCCGGTACTGATCCCGAAGGCGACGGCAGGCGGTACGGTGTACTGGCTCGCGCAGAACGGGTCGATCACTGAAAGCGCGCCGACCCCCGGCCAGCTTTCCTTGAGCCCGAAGTTCGCGGCGCACCGCGTGCAGCTCAGCAAGTTCCTCGTTAACACCTCGGCCGGAGCGGCCGAGCAGATCGTCCGAGAGGACATGGCGAACGCGCTGGCGGCCGCAGTCGACGAGGCGTGCATTGAAGGCCTGGCGACGACCGCTTCCCCGTGTCCCACCGGAATGGCCAACATGGCATCGATCAATAACGTGGACATCGGCACGAATGGTGGCGTGATCACGCAGGCGCTTCTCGACGACATGATCCTGGAACTCGATCTGGACAACGTTCCCCAGGACGGGCGCGCGTTCATCATGCACCCGCGGACGTGGCATAACATCACGCAACTCATCGTCGCGTCCGAGGCGAACAACTTCCTCTATAACCCGCAGAGCGGAGTCCCTGGCAACATCCAGATGGCACCGCTCAAGCAAATCCGCGGGATTCCGGTGCACCTGAGCACCAACGTCTCGATTGCCGAGACGAAGGGAAGCGGGACGAATCTGGCGAATCTCGTTCTCGCTCGTATGACGGACATGCTGCTGGCCGAGTGGGGCGGTGTCGAGCTCGCTGCGACGGACACGGGCGGCAACGCCTGGGCGCAGAACTCGATCGAGATCAGGGCGACGTACTCCTGCGATTTCGGAGCACGCAACCCGAACTCTATCTGCCTGATCGACGACACTACGTCCTAGTCTCAATGGCTTGGGCCGGGTCGAGCGTGAATAGCAACGCTCGACCCGGCGCCGGGCTTACACGCAAAGGCAATGACATGGGGCAGAAGACACAGATAGTGCGAGAAGAAGAGACGACGTACTGCGAGAAGAAGCGCAGGCGATGTGAGGAGTTCACGCCCAGAGAGGACGTGAAGAGAAAAATGGTGTGCCATTATCGCAACCGTGCGATGGTGACGCCTTTCAACCGGCAGATGTGAGTAACGCCATGGAGTTCGTGACCCTCGCCTACGTCAAGGCCCTCGTCGGCATCAAGGGCGACGAGACCGAGCACGACGCGCTCATCGAGCACATGATCGAGGCTGTCTCGACACAAGCCGAACGGTTCATGAACCGCGCCGTGCAACGCGTACAACAGACGCAATATTTCGACGTCGACGCTGGCGACTTCGTTTTTGCTCTACGTTCGACGCCGGTGACGTCAATCGTGGGTGCTGGCGAGGGAATTTGGAACGATCCGATGTGGCTGTTCACGTCTGCGGTGGACGCCACGACGTACAGAGTGGCCACAGAGACGGGGATCTTGTACGTCCGAGCCGGTCTTGCACCCGGCCCCCAGGCGCTCAAGGTCGTGTACACAGGCGGCATGGCGGCGACGACCGAGAAGCTCATGGCCACGTATCCCGACCTGGCGCAGGCCGCGGCGCGGCAGGCGATGTTCTTGTACAACACGCGTAAGCAGATCGGCGCCGACTCGATCAGCGTTGGCGAGTCCTCGGTGTCATGGAAGGGCGACGTTGCCTGGCTGCCCGGCGTCGAGGAAGTGCTCAAGTCGTATCGGAGGGCAGCGGTATGAGTGCCGAGAGCGCCACCCTCGAGGTCGCGCACGCGAAGCTCAACGCCACGCTCAAGAAGATGTCGCAGAGCTTCTCTACGGGCACGCGTACAAGCCTCGTCGACTGGTCGCGCTACGCACTCAAGCGCTTCGTGGCAAGTAGACTCAGCGGCGGATCCGGGGCGCTCAGGCGCCGTACCGGAAGCCTCGCGAGGAGTTTCAGATTCGAGGTCTCAGGCAAGGGCCTGGATTCGCAGACGCGGTTCGCGACCGATGCGCCATACGCGAGGTTGCAGGAACACGGCGGGAAGATCACTGCCAAGAAGGCGAAGGCGCTGGCGATTCCGCTCATGGGCAGCCCGGCGGTGACCCCCGCGGGTGTCCCGCGCTACCCAAGCGGGCATGGGCGATCGCTTAGGAACACGCTGCCCAAGGACTACACGTTCTGGGTGTACAAGGCGCCAAGCGGCAAGGTGTTCCTGATGGGCGCGAAGAAGACCGAAGGAGGCAAGGCGTCGCGTTCCAAGAAGGGCCGCGCTCAGGCGTGGTACCAGCTCAAGAAGAGCGTGACGATCAAGCCGCGCATGAAGTTCGCCGAGTCGATCAGGCTCTACGTCCAGGTGTTCTCAGGCAAGCTCGCCCAGACGGCGGAAAGGATCTTCCGTGGCGGACGCCCGTAAGACACAGATCCTCGACGCGCTGCTCGCAAGCCTGGCTACCGTGACGACGACGAACGGCTATAGCCGGACGGTGAAGAGCGTCCACCGCTCGGCCACGGGGATCCCGGCGATGGCCAACATGGACGCCGTGTGCATTCTCTCGGCCGACGTGCGCAAGGATCACCTCGTCTCGTGCACGGTGGCAACCATGACGGTGACGCTGCTCGCCATGGTCGAGGAACGGCGCGAGCTCGAGGCGGCGATCGACGCGATCGAGGCGGACATCGAGAAAGCGCTCGGCGTCGATCCGAGCCTCGGCGGACTTGCGATCGACACGAAGGTAATGGCTGCCAGAGAGGCCGTGAGCGAGGAGCTCGAGGGCCTGGGCGGCACGGTATTGGAAATCGAGATCAAGTACAGGCACCGCGTCGGCGACCCGTACACGGCATAGGAGAACAGACTCATGCTTCGCAGGAAATGTCAGATCGCGGCGAAGGTCGAGGCGACCAAGGGCTCACTCGAGACGCTGGCGGCGGCGGATGCGGGCATCCTCGCTGAGGTCGTCAGCTGGAAGGTCAACGCCGAGCCCATGCCGAGGTCGCCGATCAGGGCGACGCTGTCGCGAATCAAGTCCCTGCCCGGTGTCAAAACCATGACGCTGGACTGCAAGGTCGAGATCAAGGGCAGTGGCACCGCGGCGACGCCGCCGAGTTTCGGCGTCCTTCTGCGTGGCTGCGGTTTCTCGCAGACGATCGCTGCCAATGTCATCTACGCCCCGGATAGCGACGATGCCGACTCGTCCACGCTGACCATGTGCGCGCGGATCGACGGCAAGAACTACCTCATGTACGGTGCCCGCGGCAACGTGAAGTTCAGCGGGACGGCCAACCAGATCATGTACGCCGAGTTCTCGTTCCAGGGGATCTTCTCGGCAGAGTCTGATACGGCGCTCTTCACGGGTGTCACCTACGAGACGACGACGCCGGCGGCGTTCAGGAATTCGGCGTGCACGTTCAACTTCGGTACGGCGTGGACTACGTCGATCTTCTCGCAGTTCGAGCTCGACCTGGGCAATTCGGTGTCGCTCAGAAGCAACGCCAACTCGACGACAGGCCTTGCCTACGCGCAGATCGTCGATAGGGATCCGAACGGATCGTTCGACCTCGACCTGGTGCTCAAGGCGACGCAGGATCTCTATAGTTATTGGCACACGCCGACGACGGGATCGTTGGCAATGAATCTCGGAAGTGCCGCGGGCAACACGATCGCGTTTGCCGCGCCGGCGCTGCAGATCACGGATATCACCGAGGGCGACCGCGATGGCGTAGCCACGGCGCAGATCGCCTACCACCTGCGCGGATCGGCGGCGGCGGGCGAGGACGAGCTCACGATAACGCATTCGTAAGGAGGACAGGGATGATAGCACTGAGCGCACGCGAAGAGTGGGATTTCAAGCTCGCGGAAGAGCGCGAAACCGAGAACCCGACGGTGTTCGTCCTGCGACCATTGACACTGCGCGCCAGGTCGGAAATTGAAGACTTGATGCGTGGTGACTTCAAGGACGTCCCGATGGGCACCTGGAAGGTGAAGGTGCTCAAGGCCGGGCTCGCGGGGTGGCGCAATCTACGGGACGCCGGCGGACGAGAAGTGGCGTGCGTGCTCGACCGCAACGGTATACCGCAGGACGACACGTTGGCGCGCCTACCCTCGCAGGTGCAGATGGAACTGGCCTGGGAGATTTTCTCGCGTTCGGCGCTAAGCGACGCGGATCGAAAAAACTGACCATGGCCGTCGCGATCAGCGAAGGTCGCGTCCCGCGGCGGTCATGCGTGAACTGTGACGAGGCGAAGCGACGTGAGTACGGCTGCACGGAAGACACAGAGCGCCAGGAACACTGGCTGCGCATGGAGTGCGACGTGGTGATCAAGCGCTGCCCCTATGCTCTGGCCGGCCCGCGGGAGTTCCGCGTCATCCAGAGTGCGTCGCTCATCGAATGCGGGGTGCTGCCTGACCCCGGCGGCTGGCTCGATCAAGCGGCGTCGTTCTGCGAGGGAGCCCTCGCGGCACTCGGAATTCGCGGCGAGTTTCGCAAGGAGACGAAGGCATGAGCACCGAAGCCGAGCTCGCCATTGTCGTGAAGCTGCGTGACCTGTTCACGAAGCAGCTCGACCAAATCGTGCAGCATACGGGCAAAAGCGCCAAGACGATGGAGTCGTCATGGAACAAGCTTGGCGCCGGCATCATGGTGGCGAAGGCATCTGTTGTCGGCTGGCTCACGGGGCAGGCGGCGCAGACGGTTGTGAAAATGGCGGAGTTCGCGCAATCTGCCGATCTGACGAGCACCGCCTTTGCCACGTTGTCAACGCGCATTGGCGTAGACGCAACAAGGGCGCTTGGCGAGATGGGTGCTGCATCCCGCGGGACGGTATCTGATCTCGACCTAATGGCCTCGGCCAACAAGGCGATCATGCTCGGGGCCGTTCAAACTGGTGACGAGCTAAAACGACTCGTGCTCTACGGGACGCGCCTGGGCAATACTATGGGGCTCACCGCGGCCGAGGGCGTTGACAAGCTCGCCATGGGCATTGCCAAGCAGTCGGCAGAAATGCTCGACGGCGTCGGCATCGTAATCAAGATGGATGAGGTGGCAAAAAAGCTGGGGATTACCACGGCCCAGCTTACTCGAGAGCAGTTTGCCGAGGCCACATGGAAGAAGGCCGAGAGTTCCATGCAGCGGCTCGGAACCGCTACGGCGCAGACGGCCGAACGCGTTGGAAAACTGCAGGCGGCGTGGGAGAACATGAAGTTCCACGTCTATGCGGCGACGGAAGACGAACAGAAGGCGGCTATGGGCGTCATGGAGCGGTCGCTTGCCGGCATTGGAATGATGGCCGAGCTGTACCGACTGCAAAAGAACCCGGGCGCGTTTGTCAAGCAAGAAATCGAGAAGGCTCTACCGAAGCCGCCAACGGGCGCCGCCGCCGCGACTGCACGAAACGAAAGGTTCCGTGCCGCAATCAAGGTGGGAAATGATCGGGCGCTGCTGCCACGCATGGGCGAAAGACTCGAGGGCGAGACTGATGCGGCGTGGAACAAAGTTTTCGAGCGCGAGCGCTCAGCATACGAACGCGAGTACGATCGACAGGAATCGATGAAAGAAAACACGCTCGCTGTGTGGAATGCGATGGGCGAGGGCGCAACGAGATACTACGAGACGGTTGTAGACTCAATGGTGCTCGTCAACGATGCCGTGACGAACACGTTTCGGAACATCGAGGACAACATGTCGTCGGTGTTCTTCGACGCCATGATGGGAAAAATGAAGTCGTTCAAGGAATACCTATCGGCGTTCGTCCAGGACATCGGCCGTACGATCTCGCAGATGATGTCGCGCTACGTCATGCAGCTCGCGATCCAGGGCGTGGCGTCTGGCGTTGGAGGGATGTTCGGCGGCGCGGGAGCGTCCACTGGTAGTTTCCCTGCACGGCTGGCCGAGGGTGGCGTTACGCAGGGTATGTCAATCGCGGGCGAATCCGGCCCCGAGGCCGTGGTACCCTTGCCAGACGGACGCAGGATTCCCGTCGACCTCAAGGGCAGCGGGGGGCGAGGCGTGACGGTCAACTTCAACATCAATGCGGTGGACGGCCCGAGTGTGCAGCGCATGCTTGTCGGCCAGCGCAACACGATCTCGCAGATCATCCAGGAGGCCATGGGGCGCGACCAGCAACTGCGCGGCGCGCTACAGGTGGTGTAGAAGATGGAAACGCTACCGATCGTTCCAGAGTTCCCGCTCGATGTCGAGTACGAGAACTACACGATCCGAAGCGAGTTCCAGAACGGCGTCTTCCAGACTCGATCGCAATGGCCGCGCTCGCGGCGTCGTTGGGAGCTGGTGTGGAACATCGCCACCAACGACGAAGCCGAGGTGCTGCAGGCGTTCTACCGCGAGCACAAGGGGGCCGCCAACCCGTTCTACTGGACGCCCGGCGAGAAGGTTCCGCGGCCGTATGCTGGTCCCGTGCTGGGGCAGTCCGCCGGCGGGGCGCTTGGTGCGCGTACACGGTACGTCAGGTTCTCGTGGGCATCGGCGACGGCAGAGACGACACCCAGCTATGTGACGACATCGCTCGCAGCGTCGAGCGGCTACCTGCTCACGGCCACGGTGCCGTGGTTTCCCGTTGGCGTCGATCGTGCATGGGTCTACGTGGGCGCGACGGCGATCACTCTGTGCAAGCAGGCAACGGAGATCACGCTCCCCGCCGGGACTTGGACAGAACCGGTAGGTGGTTATGACTCGGGTGGCGCGGCGCCGCAGACGGTCAACGGCTTGGTTGAGACGGTCACGGCCTGCTTCGCCGAGGACAGTATGAAGTTCACCAAAGGCTCGGGCGTGGCGTGGTCATGCCGAGCAAACCTGATCGAGGTCTGGTAATGAAGGCGCTCGACAGCACCCTGATCCTCGCGAAGAACCGGCTCTACAGCACTGACGCCTACGTCCGGCTTTTGCTGCTCGATCTGGACGGTAGCACCACCATCAGATGGGCTATCTACCCCGAGGACGTCACGTACAACGGCGACCTATACACGGCGCTGCCGGCCTACGTCGAGACGATCACAGAAACAAACCAGGGCCGGATCGAGGGACTGCGGATCAGCGTGAGCAATGCTACGCGCCAAGTGTCGGCATACCTTGAGAACTCGGAACTGCTCGGACGCAACGTGACTGTCCGCCTGGTGCATTCCACACAACTCTCCAACGCGGCGGCGCAGATCAACTTCATATATCGCATCGACCAGGTGACAATTACAGACGAAATCGCGGTTTTCGAACTGGGACGAGATAACCTCTTTGCTCAGCGTCTACCACGCAACCGATACATCCGCTCGCGTTGCCGACACAAGTTCAAGGATGCGCATTGCGGCTATCCGAGCGACGAGTTCGGCCCGAGCAGCAAGCAAAACCTGGCAGACGCCCGCACTTCGGGCGGGCCGTTCGAGAAGCTCGGTGGCTGGTTCGTCGATCACGCCGACACCGCTACGGCCGACATAGCCGTCTCGGTGTCTGGCAGCCTGATGCTGAATCTTGTTGGCGCGAACCGCCAGTGGCTGAACGCCAACCATGCGGGGCTGTTTGTCTATCGTGAGCTCACGAGCTACTTCGACATCGAGACGTACTTCACGCCGACTAGTATCTCAGTTGTCAACACCGGCGTGCTCTTCTTGGCTGCCTCTGCAGACTCGGCGAATTGGGTGGGTTTTAGGTGGCGCTGCACCACCGGGCCAACGCAACAACTCGCCAGGATAAGCACGGCAAGCGGCACAAGCACAGTGACTGCGGTTGGCTCTATCCACCAGTATGCTAGGATTGTGCGCTCTGGCTCAACGGTGACGTGGTACAGCAAGGCCGCCGCGGCTGACGCGTGGACGCAGCAGGGCACGGGCACATACGCCAGCCTACCGACGGTGCTGCGAATCGGGTTCGCAGGGACGAATGACGCAGCGGCGAGCACGCAGGCCATGTACTTCGACTACCTGCGCGTCAACTCTGGCGGGCTCGATACCTGCGACCAGTCGTTCGATGGCGCCAACGGATGCAGGGCGCACAAGAATACGCTCATGTATGGTGGGGCGCCGGCGATACCGCGGGGGAGGATCGTGTGAGCCACGCTGACCTGATCGGAATCCCGTTCGTCTTCGGCGGCCGCACGCTCGCGGGACTCGACTGTTGGGGACTATGTCTTGAGTTCTACAAGCAGCGCGGCATCGAAGTGGTAGACCCCCTGGAAGAGTATCACGACCTATTCGCGACGCCGGCGTCAAACGTCTTTGAGAAATATCGCACCCCCGACTGGTATCTTGTTGCCGATCCTTCCGACGGGGACCTCGTCTGCATGGCCTACAACAACGCAGGCGTCGCAACGCACTGCGGGATCTACCTGCACGGTGGGCGCTTGCTACACACGCTCGACAAGATCGGCGTAGCGATCTCGTCGTATGCCAGGTATCAGAAGTTCGTGACCGCGATCTACAGGCACAAGGGCGTTCCATGCCAGAACTGATCGTAATCCGCGACCCGATCCTGCTACACAACCGCTACTCTGTGAGAGCGGAAGTAGGGCAGTCGGTACGCGACCTCTTGCCGCAGGGCGTCGAGACGCAGCATGTGCGGATCATCCACAACGGGGTGGTAGTGCAGGACAGCACCGCCTTCCTCGATGCCTTCCGGTTCGGCGAACACGACCAGGTTATCCTGCGGGCGCAACCCGGATTCGGCATCGGCGAGGCGATCTTCATCGGGGGCGCTTCGGCCTTTGCTGCGGGCGTGAGCGTGGCCGGAAGTATTGCCGCAATCGTCACCAACATCGCGATCGCCATAGCAGTGTCGATCGGAATCTCAGCGCTTGTGCGTGCTCTACTTCCGACGCCCAAAGTCGAGTCCAACCGTGGCGATGTCGAGTCTCAGACATACGGCTGGGACGGCATTCAGAACACGACCGCCAACGGCACGCCAATACCTCTCTTGTACGGCAGGCACCGCATGGGCGGGCACATACTGGCGTCGTTCACCAAGGCCAAGGCTGACGGGAAGAACGAGCTCTACGTCCAGGTAGGCTTGGGCGCGGGGCCTGTGAGCGCAATCAACGGCAAGACTGTAGACGCCGACGACCTGACTGGCGCGGCGATTGGAGACACGCTCAAGATCAATGACAACCCTGCGTCGTCGTTTGGCAGCTTGTCCGTATCCTATCGTAGGGGATCGTGGGATCAAGCAGTGGTGCCGGGATTCGACGATGCGATTGTGCAGATTGCACAGAACACCGAGATTACGGCATCCGCGTATTCGTACACGACGAGCGATGACTGCCAGGCGGTTGAGATACAGCTCAGATGTTCAAGTGGCCTCTACCGCATGAATAACTATGGCGCGTTCTTGGCATATGAAGTGCAGCACCGGGCGCGATACCGCCAGCAGGGCGCGGCATCGTACAGTCAGTGGCAGACGATCTCGATCAGCGCCCAGACGCGTTCGGCGTACAGCTGCGCCTATCGGATCGAGTTTGGGGCGGCGTGCAGGTACGAGCTGCAAATTGAGCGTGTGACGGCCGCCGACGGCGCGTTAGAAATTTCGTCAACGTACCTGATCGGCGTTCAAGAGATCAATTACGACGACGTCGCCTACAACGGGATTGCTACGGTGAGCCTGAAGGCGATCGCCAGCGAAGAGCTCAGCGGTGCGATGCCGACGATCACCAGCCTGGTACACGGCAAGAAGTGCGTGGTGTACCGCCCTGATGACGACTTCGGCGAGGACACGCAGCAGGCGATATCCGCTGACGGGGAGGCCTTGTGGGGCTGGTCGGCGACGAACACCGCCAACGCGACAAGCATCAATACGCATTCCTGGGCCACACGCAACTTGTCGATTCTGCACACAACAGCAACAACGACATGGAATAACACGACGAGGGATGGACCCTACGTTTACAAGGATGTGACGGGAAACTTTGATGTGCGCGTATGCGGCGTCGCTGCCGGCGGTACCGCTGGTGTCTTGACGATGCTCCTCGTCCAGTCGCCGAGTGATCTGTCGGACTGGATCTGGGTCGGATCATACCAATACGACCCCACGCCGACGCAGCGGTGGTATGTCAGGCACGCCGCCGACGGCAGCAACATCCTCAATGACTACGCGACGTCCACCGACAGCTATTTCAGGATCACACGCGCTGGTAGTGTGTTCACCTGCTACACGTCTGTCGACGGCTCGACCTGGACGCAACGAGCTCAATTTACACGCGCCGATATGCCCACGAGCGTACGAGTGGGCTGTGCGAGCGGGACAACACTCGACACAACAGGAACGCACAGATCTACTTTCAGAGGGTTCGCGTTCGTTGACTCGACGGCTTACAGTATCGAGTGCACGCGCAACCCGGCATGGATCATCTACGACGTACTGACGGATACGCACTACGGCATCGGGGCGCACCTTGACCCCACGCAGATCACCCTCTCATCGTTTATCAATTTCGCCGACTACTGCAATACTCTGGTGACAAACGGGTCCAGCGGATATCACCGACGTCATTGCATGGACGTGGTGATCGACTCGGCGAGCTCGGCATGGGATCGCGTGCAAGAGCTGGCGCGCTGCGCGAGAGCGTCCATCGTCATGCAGGCCGACTCTGTCAGGGCGGTCTTCCAGGCCCCGGTAACCGCGGTGCAGCTCTTCACGATCGGGAACATCAAGCGCGGGTCGTTCGCTCTCTCCTACCAATCGCCCAAGACATCGGCCAATGTGTGGGAAGTTCAATTCCTGAACGAGGCGTCCGACTACGAGCAGGACTACGAGTCGTACGTCGATCCTGGTGTCGACGCGGGTGAGCCATACAGATGCCAGACTACGACGATGTGGGGAATCACCAGGCGTGCGCACGCACTACGCGAGTCGCGCTTCCTGGCACGGGCGAATCGCCTACTCACGGCGATGTGCTCATTTGAGACGTCGATCGAGGCCTTGGCCTGTGAACCAGGCGACAGGATCGAGGTCCAGTTCGACACCCCGGCCTGGGGCCAGGGCGGACGCGTTGTGAGTGGATCGAACAACACGGTCGCATTCGACGCGCCGGTCACAATTGCCGCAGGTAGCACCTACGAGGTCATGGTGCGTCATGCCAATGACACCATCGAGACGCGCCTGGTATCGACATCCGCAGGCACATACACGTCTATCATCGTCGGCCCAGACTGGACGGCGATCCCCGCCGCCGGCGACGTGTTCTCATTCGGGTTGCAGGCGATCTCGACACGGCCGTTCCTGATCACGTCGATCGAGCGCACAAGCGACCTAGAATGCAAGATTGAGTGTGTCGAGTACGATGCACAGCTCTACGACGATACGATCACCGACCTGGGCGAGATCACCTACACAACATTGCCGAAACCTAACAAGATCCCTGGCGACGTCGAAAACTTGGTCGTCACCGAGCGAGCACAGATCGAGAAGGACGGGACGATCAAGAACGTGATCGACGTCACATACTCGCTGCCGATTGACGCCGCGGCGGCAGAGGTGTGGTGGCGAGAATCCGACAAGACGGCCTGGCAGTACGTAGGGACCAGCAAGGCGGGCGTGTACACGATTGACTCGGGCGTAGTCTACGGAACCACGTATCGTGTGGCCGTGGCCGCAGTGAGCCCATGGGGATTACACAAGTCCGCCGACTTGTGTCCGTACTCTACGATTGTGATCCAAGGGCGCACGACAGCCCCCCCGAACGTCGCCGGTTTGGCCGTCACTCGCTCGGGGAACTCGTTACATCTGACATGGACAGCTGTTGATTGCCCTGACCTGGCCGGCTACGAGGTCAGATACGGCGTCTCGTCCTGGACAGCGGCGCAGCTGCTGGCGACCGGGATCACCGGCACAGATTACGACACAGTGTCATTTTCCCCCGGCAGCCAGTATTTCCTGATCAAGGCGTACAACACAAGCGGGATCTATAGCGCCACAGCGGGGTACGTCAACCCGACGATCGACGGTCGGATCGCCGAGAACTTGGTGATCGAACGTGATGAGTCCACGGCAGGGTGGACGGGTACCAAGACACAGATGACTGTTGACGGGTCGTTCTTGGATCTCAACTCGGGCCAGGTGACCGGCAGTTACGAGACACCTGAACTGGACTGCGCGGCCGTGGTGCGCTCGATCGTGGCCTGCTTGGTGAGTACGTCGCAGGTAGACCTGAGTGTAACATGGGCCGTATCGACGTTTACCTGGGGCAGCGCAACGGCAGTGGCGTCCGGCTGGTCAGGCGCGAGCACCGATCACATCACCGTGTTGCTCGAGTTTAAGTACGGCAACACGTCGGGGGCGCTTGGTGCATATCAACCTTTCGTGCCAGGCGAGTACACGGCGCGCTATTATAGGTTCCGTGTCACCGTGACGGTTGACTCTATAGCGTATTCAGCCACGATAGAGCAAATGCTTACCACAATCGACGTTCCCGACTTCGTGGTTTCGGCGCGGGCGGTATCTCTCAGCACTGGATTGATCGCTATCACCTGGACCAACTATGGACCTGGGTTCAACATCACGCCGAAAGTAGTTGCGATTGCTAGTGGCGGTGGTGCCGGGGACATGATAGAGATCTACAGTGTGAGTAGCACGCAGATGCAAGTCCGGTATTGGAACGGCGCGGGCACGAACGTCGCCGGCTACATGAACTTTATGGCGCAGGGGTATTGATATGTCGCAAACCTGGCACCTACCGCTTCTCACGACGGACACACTGAGTGACTCGCGCACATACCTGAACGATGCTTACGCGGCGTTGCGGACGATGTTCTCTGGCACGACTGCACCATCAACGCCCGTTGCCGGGCAGCTTTTCTACGACACTGACGACAAGCTGATCTACGTCTACGATGGCGCGACGTGGCGGCTTATCGGCGATGCCAACCTGACGAACCTCGGGCTGCTACCAAAGGCGGGCGGCGCGGGGAACCCGATGTCTGGCGCGCTCTACATGGGCACGCAGCAAGTCAAGGGTATGGCGAACCCGACGACAAGCACCGACGGCGTGAACGTCTCCTACGCCGACGCGACATATTTGAAACTCGCGGGCGGGACGCTGACGGGTGCGGTCGTCATGGGTGCGAACAAGATCACCAGCTCGCGCTCTTCACCCAACGACGCTACCGAACTGATTCGCAAGGACTACGCCGACTTGATGCTGACAAAAAGCGGCGGCACCATGTCTGGCGCGATCGCCATGGGAGCCAATGCCATCACCGGGCTGCCGACGCAGACAGACGGCACAGACGGCGCCAACGCCGCGAGCTGTTCTTATCTGCGCGGAAAGCTCGACACGAGCACGGGACACGATCACGACGGCAGCGACAGCAAGCGGGTATTGATGACGAACCTCGACGCGACGGGATATGTTCCGACTGTGGTGACGCGTGTTGGCTCGCCGACGCTAACAACATCGTTTACCGATATCGTAGAGGCGACGATCGCAATTCCAATAACAACAAACAAAATTTATGGACAGTTTAACTGCAACCTCGTGTTCAATAACAGCGGCGGAGACGCTGCTGTAATACAATGTGATCTGCGTATATTGAATGCGGCCAACGCCACGCAGGCGGAGTACACGAACATAACATACAGTATCCTTGAGGCGGGGGGCTATGAAAATTTTACGTTGTCGTTCGCATATGCATGGGTTCCAGGAGCGGTTGGAAATGAAACGTTCACCGTACAACTCAAAGCCACCGGCGGCATCACAAGGTCCATGAGCAATGCAGTTCTCTGGTGTACCACGTTTTAATAGGTGATGAATATGGCTGACATCGAACTTTACTCAACCGGCTACGGGCAGAAACTGCAGGTACGTACCTGGCTGGCTGAGATCGCCTCGGCGACATCGATCACGATCGACCTCAGGAACCTCGACACCGACGTTGCCGTCTCGCTCGCGGCCACGGCGATATCCTCGTATCCAGCGGGGACGCTCAGCGACCCCATCGTCGCGGCAGATTACGGCGTCGAGGCCACCATAGCGAGCGGCTGGGCGGCCACGCGCATCGGGCGTTGGGCTGGGCAAGTGTATGCGAATTTTCCGACGGGCAAGCTGCCCGGACAGTCGTTTTCCTTGGAAATAAAGGTAGCTGCCGCCGGCAGCTAAGGCAGAGAGGTAAAACATGGCATCTTACGGCTACACCACAGGCGTAAAAGAGATCCTCGATCGCACGATCGACTTCGTTGGCGACAGCACCATCAAGCTAATGCTACTGTCGAATGCAACCTCGTACACGTACGACCCAGATCATCTCGTTGCCGATACTGGCGGCGCGAACGATCCAGTGGACGCAGAGACGAACGTCTCGGGCTACGTGCGAGGTTGGGGCGGCGCCGGCCGCAAGGCGCTCGCAAGCAAGACAATGACTGTGGACAACACGAACAACTGGGTCAAAATCGACGCCGCCGACCCGTCCGCCTGGACGCTCGCCAGCGGACAGACCGTCGTCGCCGCGATCATTTTAAAGGAAGGCGCGGCGAACGACACCACCAGTCGCCTGATCTTCTATGTGGATTTTACCGATACGGCCACGAACGGTGGAACTTTTACGGTGACATTCAACGCGGACGGCATCGCCACGGTGAACATGTGAGGAATGGAATGAGATATACACACAAGGCTCTTCTCGCCTGCGTCTTCGCCATGCTGATCCTCGGTGCCGGTGCGACACAGTCGGACCCGTGCCTAGTGTACAACACGGAGACAATATCGATTGTGTTCGATGACGTATATACCTCGGCGATCCCGCCAGTAATACTAGCGAGAGTCGATGTAGAGGTCTTGTCGGCTATCGGCGCCCCAGTGGCCATGTGGCAGTTAACGACTGGATGGTCTCTTGTTGCTGGTGCGTGGAAAATCCCTATCCGCACTCTTGTTTCAGCGATGGCCAATGGAGACTATCAAATCAGAGCTCGTGTATGGGATGGGTATGGGAACGTTTCGGCA